CGATCAGAAGCTTATTCTCTTCTGGTACATTGATCATGGCAAGATCTTGTTTGGCTGTATTTATTATTCCGACTCTACGATATCCTAACTTCCAAAAAGACTCCGCCAACCTAGAGCCTCCTTGCCCTACGCCGACAACGGCAAAATTAAAAGCTGCGTCTTCAAACGTATCTTTTATTGCATCCTCAATTGGCTCATCGTCTGGGAGCGGAATATCTGGTAAATCAATACCTAAATCATCAATCCCTAAGTTTTCTGCCGGAGCTACCGGAGCCTCCTCTGGTGCTGTTGGGGCTGGCTCAGGCGCTTCTCCAGCGCTTAGAGAAGCTGGAGGCTCAAAGCCCGGCAATGGAGTCGTAGGAGCCTCTTCTTTTTGTGGATAATAATCTGAAATATTTGTATCACTCATCTTCGTAGCCTTCTTCTTTGTCGTCTGAATCGTTTTGTATTCTTGCAGTAATGTTTTCTAGAAAGCTTTCTCTCGAAATTTCTTCCATAGCCTCTGACCAGTTTTTAATAAAATACTGTAGAGACATTGCATTTAGATCGTCAGATATCCCGCAGTGAACTTGTGGCTTAGCTTTTTCATCAAAGCTAAATAATACATATCCACCGTAAGACATTTCACTGATGTCATCAAGAAGATTTTGGGGTATGCTACCGTACTGTACTTCTTTGCTCATCATAATATATTACACCTAGTATTAAATATCTACGCCAAAAGTATCAAAAATGTACTTTCTGCTTAATTCTGGAAAATCTTCTTTCGTTAATTCAAGAACTTGGAACTCGTTCATTTCTAACCACTGTATTTTTTTCATATCTCTTTGTATTGATTCTAAATATTTATCTCTAGAGTTACCGTGAAAAAATTTGTTAAACTCATTATGTTGTTCACCTTGTACCTCTACTGCTATTTTACGCGTAAAATTAATTAAATCAACTTTTAGTCTTGATCCAAAGACAGGAAACTCCTCGTAACAAATGTGTCCTGACCAATAATCTTTAAAAAAACTTTTAAAATTAAACTGGATTTTAGATCTGCAAGGCTTATCCCAATTAACTTTATATTTTATTACGTTTTTATTTACTAGCTTGCCGTAAACATTATAAAGTCTCATACCGTCAAACTGAGAGTTTGTTTCAGCATGTCAAATAGATAGTCTTTTACTTCTGGATTTTCGTCAAGATAATTAGTAAAAGCTTCTTCGCCTTGAATCTTTTCTGGAATAGATAAATTTTTAGACTCCAGCTTTTCGATCAAACTTTCTGTTACGTTCAGCCAAGCTCCAGCTCTCTTTACAAAGCCCCACTTAAGCAAGGTGCTTAATATTTCGTATTCAACCCAAATGCTTTTACCGTCAGTTCTTCCGTATTTAATTGGATATTTTACGACAGTGCCAGTTGTTTCATTAGGAGTTTTGCGAAAAATAACCTCGCACCAGTGACCCTCTGCTGTGTCCTCTTTAGTAGCTTTAGAGTCTTTTATTTGATGCTTCGTCCATCTAGGCTGAAACTCTAATATCCAGTCTGAAAAGTGAAGCAGCGCATTCCCTCCAGACGCGTTTGTAAGCTTCGGGTCAGTCTTTTCGTACATGTTTATGCTGACTTTGCTTCTAACTTGAGAGATTAAAACGCAAATGTGACCTCTTGTGCTGATTGGCAGAGCCATTCTTTTTAGAAAATTAGAGCTCGTAACTGCTCCGCCTGCAACTTTATTTGCTTCATCGTAAGACCTGTCAACGTCAGCTTTTGAAATCAAAGCGTCCATCGAATCAATTACGAAAAAATATCTTTTCTCAGTGGGATTATCTCTAATCAAATGAGAAATAAAGTCACAAACAGTTTCATAAATATTAGATTTAAAAACAAACCACTTCTCAGGATCAGTATCAATTCCTGCTCTGGTAATCATATCAGAAGAAAGCCTACCTTCGGCTTTAACGTAGACCACCATAGAATTCTCAACCTGCTTTTGAAAGTTTCTGGCAAAAGATAAAGAGCAAGAAGTTTTACCGCCTTCGGAAACTCCACTCGCACGAATTATCGAGGGTCTAAGTCCTCCTCCCATGTGCATATCTAGGATTAAACTGCCGCTAGAGACGACATAGTCGGTTTCTGCTTCAAAGTTGTAATGCTCCTCTTTATGCTCTTTGAGGTAACGCTCGATTTGACCCAGCGGGTCTAACTGATCAGTTTTCTTTTTTGCTGCCATTTCTTAAAAAGTCGAATAATTTATTTTTTTTAGAGGTAATTTTTTTAGCGCCAATCTTGGAGCTAGATAAAGAGTATTTCTCTTTTGGTTTTAAGTCAAGAGAAAATCTTCTGAATTGAGTTAGTAGATAATCTTTGCCTTTTGGCGTAAGAAACCAAACCAAACTATCCATTTTAAAAGGTTTTGGAATGCTCGCCCAAAAAGATTTATCAGGATAAATCTCAATTAGTTTTTTGACAGTGCCTAACTCTCTGCCTCGCGCTAATTTATCTTTCCATATTTTTTCAGAATTATCTAAAAATTTATGAATTACGAACTGGTAGATTGTTGGTTTTCTTTTTGCCACAGCGACAAATCATTTTCTACCATGCTTTCTACTAGCTTGTCAAATGAAATTTCAGGCTTCCATCCAAGTTCTTCTCTCGCTGGGGTAGAGTCTCCATGTAAAAGATCTACCTCTGCTGGCCTGTAAAATTTTTCATTTATTTCAGCAAGGGCTTTGTTTTCTTGAAAAAGTCTAAATTTTGCCTGCATGCCTTCGCCACTCCAGAGGCCGGGAACTCCGGCAAAAGTAAAAGCCTTCTCCACGAAAGACTTCACAGAATGAGTTTCTCCGCTAGAAAGGACATAATCTTTTGGCTCATCTTGGTTCAACATAAGCCAGACTCCTCTCATAAAGTCTCTGCTGTCGCTCCAATCTCTTTTCGCGTCAACATTACCCAATTGCAAAGGCTCAAAGGACTTGCCCGAATCTAAGGCAAATTTTATTTCAGCAGCTTTTTTAGTAATTTTTCTAGTGACAAACTCTTCACCTCTTCTGGTTCCTTCGTGATTAAATAAAATAGAATGAACAGCATAGAGATTATATGACTCACGATAAACTTTAACTATGTGCCTAGCCGCAGCCTTTGATGCTCCGTAAGGGCTTCTTGGTTTAACTGGATGTTTTATGTCTTGAGGGCTATAGTCAACGTCTCCAAACTCCTCAGACGAGCCTGCGCTATAAAAGCGGCAATCTGGCTTAAACTGCCTAATTGCCTCTAAACAGCGAATTACTCCTCCAGTGTTAACATCTAATACGCTTAATGGTACGTCCCAACTTACTCCTACAAAAGAATTAGCGCCAAAATTGATAAAATAATCTGGCTGCAAAGTTTTAACTAAACTGTCTATGCTAGCGCTATCAGAGAGATCTCCATCTACTAGATTAAAATTATCATGGGCGCTAAAAGATTTTATGTTTGCATAATTAGGAGAACCTGATCTGCGCATCATTCCATAAACCAGCAAGTCGCCTTTGCTTAAAAGTAGCTCGGCCATATTTGCCCCATCTTGACCAAGAATTCCTGTTATTAATACTTTTTTCATAATAAAATTGTTTGCTCTGTGTGACCATGTAAAGTCTGATAATCTCTTATAGCTTTGCCTGCGGGAGGAGTTATATTTTTTGGAAGTTCAGAAAATTTAAAAAATTTAACGTCTCTGCTTTCTTCACTCTTTATTATATCAAAAGAAGTAGGATGCGCTAATAAAATAATATCTATCATATGTTTGCAGACAGAATCAGTTGGGTATTTTCTTATCGTCCCATATTGAGGATCAGAAATAATTGAAAAAACTTTTATTATATCTACATCCAAATTCGTTTCTTCTTTTACTTCTCTTATAGCGCATTGAACAATATTTTCTCCGGGCTCTAATCTGCCTCCGGGAGTTCCCCAATAATCACCATCGGCCCTATGCTCTAAAAGTATTTCCTGTTCATCTTTTGGAAGTGACGCAGATTTTAAATAGCTCTGAGCGAATTGAGTCTCAGTGGCTGGCAAGATATCATAAACGTCAGTACAGCCTTTAATAATCAAGCACCCTATACCAAAAGTGGTGGTAATTTTTAAATCTGAAGGTACAGAGTTGTAAAATGTTAATTCAGCCATATTGGCTTACCTCCTGAAAAAGTTTGAAGTTTAGATAGCGACACTACCCCTTTTTGACTAACTGCTTGAGTAGCGCATTTATTAGCAAATTTTATTGAATCCACAATATCTTTAGTATGTAAGTAATTACAAGCTAGGCCAGCTATAAAAGTGTCACCAGCGCCAGAAACATCCTTAACTTCAATATCTGGAACTGAATAATTTTTACCTTTATAGTCGCAGCCTTTAGGCCCGACTGTTTTAACAAGTTTATTGAAGTATAGTTTTTTATCAAAAATCTTTTTAGACTTTTCATACTCCACCTCATTAATTTTTATAAACTTTATATCGCGAGCCCAGTCACCTATAATCTTTTTAGTATCCAGAAAAGTATTATTATGAGAGTCTGCAATTTTAGCGATATCTTCTTCGAGCAGAAATCCTTTATTATAATCAGATATTACAACGCAGCCATATTTTGAAAAATTTATTTTATCAAGATTGACCCTGTTATACTTTTTACTATTATCAAGACGAAGAAACATTTGATTAGTTTTATAATCTACTAATCTAGTCTTAGTAATTTTTTTCCAGTTGTAGTTCGTTACTATATTACAATCAACATTTAGAGATTGAATATTTTTAAAAACATTATGAGCCATTCCTCTGTTCTCAGATTTAGATCGGAAGTCTAAAATTGGAACAGGAGCTTCAGGGGCAAGCCTAGTGCAATCACAATAGTAAAAAACGTCTAAGCAACTTTCTCCAATGACTAAAATGCTTTTACTCATTTGATTTTAAAAAACTTAAAATATCATTTTTATCAGGAGGAAGATTATCATTGTGCGGTTGAAAACCTGCTACAACTTCGTTAAGGGCAAGTACATATACTTTTTTACCTGACTTAAGCATTAAGTCATGCGCTATCTGTTTGGCTATGCCGTTTGGATAATCGTCATCAATTACAACTCCTCCATATTTTGATTTTTTAAGTTTCTCTATTTGCCTTTCGGATATTCCAAGGGGCCTAATCCAAACTTGGTGGTAAACGCTAACCCCGCCTCTTTCTTCCGCAGCTTCTTTTGCTGCGAACCTAGTGATAGAATAAGGAAACAAGACCCAATCAGGATTATCTACTTCTGTATCAACTAGAGACCCAGTGAACGAATGGCTAACTCTGTGCTCGCTAACGTAGTAAGGACACTCCTCCTGCATAAAAGTATTATATACTTCCGTATACTCTCTAGAGGTCATAGGAGCGCATATTTTGACTCCGGGCATGCGAAAAGCTAAGCCGTGATGAGAAGAGCCCGCTACTGGCCCTATGCCGCCCTCCATTGCGATGCTTCTTATAAATATTGGACAGTTTACTTTCCAAAGAGAAGCTGACCTTCCTGCATAATTAGCAATTATAGAATAGTTAAACCATTGAAATCCCTGATATCTTACTACATAAATAGGCCTCTTCCCTGCTAAAGCAGAGCCCACTACGACTCCACCATTCATAACGTCCGCCATAGGCAGCTCTGTTAAATTTTCTCCGTCTTCTGGTATAGTCCCGCCAACCCAGCCTACTGCTGTAATACATTGGCCAAATAGAGGGTTACCTTTGCTTAGATGAAGCCGGGTTATATTTTTAATTGTTTCTTTTAGAGGAACTTTTTCCATAATACTTCATTCTTCGTTTCAGCAATTTCTTTTAATTCTTCTAAGCCAAGTTCTTTAGTAATGTTTTTTAAGGTATCTTCTTTTTCTTCATCTATACCTGCGCCTGCATGCCACCACAGTCTATTTGTTTTTACGTTAAATAAACAAGGCATTGATTTCATTTTCAAAAAAGATTCTTCAATGTCTCTAGGGTCATCAGTGCATTCAAAAGCTTCGCATCCAACAGACTTGGCGAAGTCTACCATCTCCCAGTCTCTTCTAACTTTTTTCTCTGTTAGTATAGAAAGATCATTATCTTCAACTATAAAAATTATAGGCACTTTTTTCTTAGTTGCCCAAGCAATAGACGAAAGAACATAATCCTCTTCAGCTGAAGCATCTCCAGTGATTGAAATAGTAAAATTTTTAGAAGATAATGCATAACCAGTAGCGATAGGAACCTGAGAGCCCATCAAACCATCGTGGCCAAACATATTTATTTCCTTCGATTGTATTGAAGCTGACCCCCCCATTCCGTAGGCGCATCCGTCCTCTCTGCCAAGAAGCTCTTTTATTAAAGCTTCCGGATCTCCTCCATAACAAAGATACGTACTATGAGCTCTGTGTTGCCCAAAAATAGCTGGCTTGCTTCCAAACAAGCAGGAAAAGGTAGCTGGTATTAACTCTTGCCCAGCAGAAAGATATAGAGGAAATTTAAACTTTTTTTGTTCTATTAGAGTAAAAAGTTTTTTCTCAAAGGCTCTGCAAAACCAAGCCTTTTTTAGTATGTCAGAAATTAAATTCATTTGCATTAATAGTATCTAACGAGGCAGAATTAGAAAAAATTGTATCTTTGTTTTTCTCTCTAACATCATTTAAATCATTTTCATTATCGTCTATATAAAGAGTATGGCCACTTGGATTTACATATTTAGACTTGTCTTCCGTTTTATATATTGTATGGCGGCAGTAATTAAAATATTCTAAAATACCAAAAGTTCTTAAAACTTTTATACTGGGTTGATCATGCTTATTTATATCTATCAATCCGCCTCTACTTACAAAACCAATTTTAGAAGCTTTTGATTTTTCTTTTAAAAAATCTTTTACTCCATATTTAAGAGAAAGTTTATTTCCAAGCTCATCTTCTATAGTCAAATCATCAACTAGTTTTAAATTACCCACTAGCATTTTTGCCCAGTGGCCAGACCATAAAGTATCATCTAGGTCAAATATGTACGTATCGTAGTTGCCTCTCATTTTTTAGAAAGTTTTATGATTTCGCATCCATCATTAAGAGGAAAAGTTTCTGACAGTCTTTTCAAAATTTTTACATTAAGAACACTGCCCGCTTTGAAGAGTCCTAAATGCTTTTCAGGCACTACGCAATCTTGATTAAGAGATATTACAATATCATCTTCACTTGAAGAATCCAAAAGATCTTCATTAAGATAATCAAAATTAAAAGAGAAGTCTCCTTTAGTTACATCATCTTCTATAACAAAAGAATCTGCAGCTTTGTTACTCCAACTTTCTTCGGTCTCGTAACCTACTGGCTGCCTGCCATAATTATCTTGAAGCCTAACTAGATCATTTTTATCTTTAGTTGACTCTACTTCAAGCATAGTAAAGTCCCCACTTAAAGCTTCAGTGGAGTGGAAAACTCCAGCATGAATAGAAAGATAACTTCCAGCAGAAAGATTCTTAGAGCCGCTTAAAAAAGATAGCCTTCCCTCTCCACTAAGAACTATTAATCCAGTTTTTTTATTTGGATGGCAATGAAAAGAAGTTCTCTCACCTTTGTTTATAGAAAGAAACCAAATAGAAATAGTTTCGTTCTCAAACGAAATAAATTCGTGACCCCAAGGCTTATGAACTACTGAATTATTTAACTGCATTTAGGCAGCATGGTAAATATCAAGCGCTGCTTTAAGCCATTTGCCCATATGGTCATAGTGAGGACATGATACTAGATTTCCGTCAACTACTGCTTCATAGTTTACGTATTTTGCCCCAGCGTTCTCAATATCATCTTTAATACTATAGTAGCCCGAAGCTTTTCTGCCATCCAGCACTTTTGCCGAAATTAACATTTGAGCACCGTGGCAAATACAAGCGATAGTCTTCCCAGAGGCATTAAACGCTGTGATAAAATCTAAAACATTTCTCTGCTGCCTTAGCTTCTCCAAAGCTTTTACTCCTCCCGGTACTACCAGAAAATCATATTCATCAACATGAGCGTTTGTGAGGTCTTTGCTCTCAAAAGTAGCTTTGACCTTTGTCCCTTGAATTCCGTAAATAAAGCCTTTAGACTCCGCTAAGATATCTACTTCAAAATCATCTTCATGAAGCCTGTACATAGGGTAAAGAACTTCATTGTCTTGATATCCTTCCCAAGTTAGCATTAGTGCTTTTCTCATACTAATTTATTATTTTCGAAAAACTAGATTTATCAAATATTTTTAGAGTTTTCTTCTACTATTTTACGAGGGAGAGTTATTTCCAGCATTCTGCTCATCTCGTTTTTAAAAGAATCTCCAAACTTTGAGATCATTCTGTCTAAATATTCTTGATTTGTAAAAAATTTAAGAAAAGCTTCATCTCTGAATTTAAGCACTTCCCAATTTTTTAAATTATCTGTTGGCAATGGATAACACTCATAAGAATGCTGAGAATATCCTAGCCATCCAGCGTCAGTATTTTCCGGTAAACAATTTGGATCTTTTTCAGACCATTCTCTATGAAGTTGACTGCCCGGGTAGGCCATGCAACTATAACCATTGTAATAATCTATTTCAGTGGTCATTGCTTCATGAAGCGTTTCCTCCATAGTTTCGTAAGTGTCCGTAGGGAGACCGAAGATGTAATTACCAGTAACGCAAATACCTGCATTTCTGGCTTTGTTTATCACATCTTGGATATGCACTTCCTCAAATCTACCTTTTGTTACTTCCTGTCTTACTTGTGAGTTTCCTGACTCTATACCTAGGCCAACCCAATTGACTCCAGCTTCTTTAAGTGGAACTACATACTGTTCTTTTAATGTATTAATTCTAGAATAGCACCAAATATTAAATTTATAACCTCTCTCCTTGATTAATTTACAAGTTTCTAAAAAGTGTTTAGGTTTAAGAACAAAAAGCTCATCAGCTATTTTAACATTAGTGATACCAAAATTAGCTATTTGATCAAAGAAAGATATAATTTTTTGCGGAGAAAAATGCCTAAAACTATTTCTTACAGTACCGTTATCATTGAATGGGGCATTAATACAACAGAAGGAACAGGTATAAGGGCATCCTAAGCTGGTATATAAAGCTGCAAAAGGTGTTTGGTTGTTTGGGTCC